GTGCCATAATTTTATATATCCTTTTCTAGTTAACTTTGCAACCCAAATCCCTTTGCGATGTAGTCAAATGTTCTATCGACCGCACTCCCACTTGAGTTTGCAAACGCTATTGTGAACCCATTAACTGTTTTAGAACTTATTGTGAAAACATCGCCTGTAGCCATATTTTGTGCAGAAATACCGATTGCGGGTGCTTCAAAAAATGGGTTTGTATATGTTACTGTTTTTGTTCCACTAGATGTTGTCAAATTACTCTCTGCAAAAGTTCTCTCTTCCATATTCAATTTAATCACAATTTGCTTAACATTACTAGATGTTTGAGCATCATCATTTGACAACTTTAAACGAAACTTTGCAAACTTAAATTTAAATGTTGCTGATTGTGTTATGTCTTGAAAGCTTGTGCAATCGGCAAGTGATGTGGTCGAGGTAGCAATTTGAACCCGGTGGAAAGCGTGTATTTGTTCTGTTCCATCAAAAGGTGCTTTTGCCTCATCGAATAATAACGCACCTCTACCACCATCAAACAAATCATAGGGGTTTTCTGCGTCTAGGGTTATTGATGGTTCTATATTGCCATCAAATATTTGTGTAAGTGAAAGAGAATTAGTGAAATTGTAAAACCCTTTTGCATCTCTGTTTGTATTATTGAAGTTTGGGTTTGACGTTGTATCTGTCCCACCAAGTTCAAAATCCCCCTCAACACTATCAAAATTACCTACTGTATCGTCAAAATTAGTCACAGTATCTAAAGATAATATTACATCTCCAGATGGGTCTATCTTTACCGCAAGCGGAAATGTTGCATCCATTTGGTCTGAAGCCGTGAAAATATCGGGCGTTTCTGTGAATGTTGATATTTGTTTGTAAGCTTGTATTCCAGAAATGTTGGTTGTGACAATTGTTGCCTCTGCAGATGTGTTCCCATTTTTATCGACTGCCTTAATAAGATATGAACCAACCCGTGCCGGAACTACAGCATTATCACATTTTCTTCTAGGGCATCTGACAAGATTTGTTGAGTTAAGCCAGTTTGCTCCCGTTGTAACATTTTGATAGCGGATTTCATAAAAAGAAATATCTAGGTCACTATTAGCAGAAGGTGGAGTCCATGTAAGCTTTAGATGGTCTTGACCATGTAACTCAACTCCGAAATCCTCAACATTACTTGGTGGTTCAACACCCCCAACTATCGCCCTTGTGGTTGATATAAACGTACTCTTTGAGCCTATGGTATTCACTGCCCTTGCTCTCACTTGATATGTTGCTCCGTCTATCACGTTAAGGTGTTGATATTCCAGTATTTTTCCAACTGCTATTTCTCTGAAGGAATCGCTCACCGCATTGCCATCCGGGTCGAGAGTTTGTTTTATTTGCACCTCATAATTATCAACAAAAAGGTCTGTTGACGCTCCGATGGTGATTAACATTCTGGTTATAACAATCCCATCTGCATATTCCACTAATTCGTCTCCAAGCGTTAAACTTGCCGGAGGTTGGACTGAAAATGGATTGGGTAAAGTGGTGTCCGGGATGGTTGCGACCTCTTGCTGTGTGCCAAAGGTGTAAAAGCTGTCTTGATGTTCAGAACATTGCAAACTGACTGTATGGTCGGTGTTGATAGACATACCTTGCACTCTAAAAGGCTTTGCTGAAAAGCTAGGGGTTGCATGGGTCACGTTTACTATATCCCCTATGGCTAGGTCTAAGGCTGTGGCATCCGCTCTGAGCGATATATCAAGGCTAGTTCTTGACCTTCTTAATATTATCTCTGCCATTTCCTGTGCTTGATAAGGACTTGTAAACATAGAGAAATCAAATCTTCCCTCAAGTAAAAGACCACCATCTGCTGTTTTCATATTTGCATGTTGGTCTGCAGAAGCCAACCCGGTTTCATCTACTGGCGGGAATTGTGCGGTGTCGGACTGATAATTTTTATCTGGGTTTATAAAGTTGACGATAACCCTGTTATAACGTGAGTTCTTATTTTTGCTCTGAACAGTGATTCCACCAATAATATTGTCCTCTGTGAGCGTTATAGATGCAGACCCGGTGCTTTCCACTAATATGTTATATTTACCCCCAGAGAAGTTTAGATACGACCTAGACCCCCTCACAAAGTTTTTAACATTATCTATCGCTTTAACTGATGTATCAACAACCGCATGACTATCCATGAGGTCAATTTGACTTGCACCGCTGAAAGGTGTGATATTTGTGTCACAAACATCTGTGGCGGTCTGCCAATCTGCAAAGTTACTATCAAAGTAGCTGTTTGGAATGCCCATGCCAAATCTGTCGTTTCTGAGATAGTCTAATAGCTGTAATATTGGGTTGTCGGAATATTCCCATGTTGAGCTAGTGTCTGCTCTATGGCTTCCGCTACCGCCTGTAACTGTGCTATCCAGATTTGGGTTGTACACCTTGCGACCTTTTACGATGGCTTGCACCTTCGGGAGAGAACCAAACTTGTCTGCGTTCCACTCAAACCTCAATGCAAGATAGGCTAACCCCCGTAATCTGTGGTTTGATGTCCATGAAGTGAGTGTTGATAAAAGGGTTGATGCTGATTGTGAGTCTGTTCCTAAATGTGCCTCAACTGTTATTAAACTAGAATCGGCAAAGAAATTTGAATCAGAGCTTGCCACTGTCCTTTGAGTGCCATCGGTCAACGCTCCGCTTAGTGTTACTTGGTTTTCGTTCACAAATAGGGTTTCTACGCTGTTTATTTCCCCCTCGCTGAGAACCAAAGCCATATAAAGATATTGATTATCTGTTCCCGATGTTTCTAAGAACACAACATTACCACCGACTTTTCTTGTGCCGTATACCACCGGGATAGAAGCATTTGCTCTAAACTTATTGACGAGTATCCCTTGTGCTTGCTGTTCCGCAAAGTCATCACCAAACTCTGGTATATCCGGCTGTGGTATAAGCCAACCAACTACGTCCTCTACTACGTCTACGACTACATCAACTACCTCACCGATAAAATCGCCAACGTCTTCAATGAAATCGCCAATGAAACCACACATTTAGAGCAACCTCCAATTTCCACCCATATTCTCAAACCCAAGTTTCTCAAACACAGCATCTATCTCTATTTTGGTTGTGACCCCCATAACAATCGGCAAGTCATCAGCAACGTTCTTAACACTGTCAATTAATGTTTTGAGCAATTGGAATGTTCTGAACTGTTTTTTCACATATATCACATGAATGTTTACTAGCTGTTGTCGACTGAACCAATACTCAGATTTGTGGAATATACAGCAACCAATCAACTCTTGTTTATCTAACTCTTTTGCTAATATTATTTTACCTTTTTGGAGCATAGCATTTATGAAAGCGTTTAGTTTTGGCTTGTCCACCTTTGGTAAATTAACATCGACCAGGTCTACCTCTTTGAAGTTAATTAACAAATCATAAACATCTTTCACGTCTTTTTTTTCTGCTTGATATAAATGAACACTACTCATACCCTACCCCATTTAATATCACTGACTGTCAAAGCAGAAAACTCCATGCCTTTATCACTACTAAAAAACCTTTTTTGTGAAGTGTCTGACGTTGTTCGTCCACTTTGTTTAGAAAAATTACCCCAATGTGACGTTACAGTTAGATTTATACTCGCTGATGTTGTGGTATCGGTAATCTTATATTCGTCTATTGTTCCATAAAATAAAAGGAATGGGTCTGCTATTAGTGCAAGGTTTGAATCTAAAAACCCTCTGTAAATAAACACGTTGTCATTGATAATGTTTTCGTTAAGTGCAATCGATATATATGTTTGGTCTACACCAGAGAGATTGACGATGAGACTGTTTTTTGAAGGTGCGTTTGTCTCGCTAACCCCTGTTATTCCTCTTAAATGTCCATTCGACTGGTAGGTTCTTGATGTTCCAGAAACGCTTGAGGTGATGTCAAAACTTGCATTTGTGAGATATACTGGTGTTCCAAATCCAAGCTCAATCAAAAGTACTGGTTCTATGTTCCCGGTGGCTAATTCCGTTTTTACTGCACTTGTTAAACCTCTAGCCATCTACAAACTCTCTATTACATCAAACTCATAATTAAATAATAAGTTACCATCCTTGTCGTTTTGCCCTGTTCCGAACTCTTGAACGTCACTTGTTAGGTGGACTGTAAAAGGTACTGAATCATAGGTGACCGCACTATTATCCGCTAGTGCTTCTCTCAGAGGCGGTTCTATTGTGACTGTTGAGGCGTTGCTTGATGACGTTGCATCCTCTACCACCATGTATACCTTATCGTGAGCAAACTTTATGAAGTCACCCGCTTTGAGTCTCCCGGCACTATCCCCCGCAAATCCATCTATTGCTATCGTTGTGTCAGCAACCGCATGAACACCATTTACCAACAAAGTGCCTGTTTCGTTGCCCTGTGCGTTTAGATAGCTTGGGAAGGTGACTGTAAAATTATCTTTTCTGTTTCTCTGCTTCATTATAAAAGCCATCACAGGTGCAAAGTCTGCCCTAGTCATGGGAGGATATGAAAGAGTAAAACTAAAGCGTTGACCTTGCACTTGTCTTCTAAATGTCTTCCCACTATCTGTCTCACTGAACAAAGTCTTTTGATTGCTCTTAATATTGATAGCTGTAAAATTT